AGTCCTCTGTGACCGTGGCGGCTGCGTCTTCCATGCGGTTGTCACGGACAGGGAACGCGAGGGCAACAGAAATTCTTGGTTGGTCGTTGAGCCAATCGAGAAGAATATTTCGTACCGCAGGATCGCTGCCCGCGAGGTGCGACGGCATTGGAAGCGGGTGAAGTCGTGAGCTTCAAACGCGGCCTCGTCGTCTGTGACGACTGCGGGCGATACGCGATGGACACCCCACACGGGTGGCGCCCCTGTCGGACGTATCCGTGCAAGGGAACACATGTTTGCTCCCTGTGCCAAGTCGCCCATGCTGAGAAGCACGAGCGGAAGGTGGCCCGATGATCCGCAAGCGTGACGGCCGCTTCGTCGTAGAGGTCTACGACCCGACGACGCGCAAGAAGGTCAGCGTCTCCGCGAAGAAGCTTGGCCTTCCCGTGCCCTCCACGATGCGCGAGGCCAAGGCCCTCGAACGGGCGGCCCTCGCGCAGATGGAGAAGGTGCGCCCCGGGCAGGAGACGGTCGAACACTTCGCCGCGCGGTGGATGACTGACTTCACGGAGGGTCGGTCGGAAAGCACGATCCTGCACAACAAGGAGCGCGTGAAGAAAATCGCCAAGGATTTTCACGGCCGGACAATGAACAGCATCACGCGGCAGGAGGCCGAGGCTTGGGCGCTGGCCAACCGCTCCCGCGTCCGTGAGGTGCGCGCGATGTGGAACGACGCCATCAGGGTCGGCGTCGCCAGCGACAACCCCTTCAAGGGGATCGGCTACGCCCGCAAGGGGCGTCGAGACATTCAAGTCCTCTCTCCCGGGGAGGTCGAGCGCCTAGCGGAGCTTGCCGTGGAAATTCACGGCGAAGGGTTCGGCGAGGAGTTCGCGGCGCTCATCAAGTGGGCGGCGTACACCGGGATGCGCCCCGGGGAAATCATGGCGGCGAGGTGGAGCAACCTGAAGGGCGACATCTACCACGTCACGGAGCAGGTCAACACGAAGCTTGGGCGCACCACGGAGCCGAAGCACGGCAGCGCGGGGAGCATCTTCGTCCCGACGCCTGCCCTCGAAGCGGTGCAGGCCATCCCTCGCCACGACGACGATCTAATCTTCCACACCAAGACCGGCAAGCGCTTCTCAGCGACGACGCTGCGCGAGGCTTGGGTGCCCGTCCGTGCCGCCTTCGGTCGCCCGGACCTCGACCTGTACGAGCTTCGCCACTACGCGGCGAGCTACATGCTGAACGTCCTGCACATCGAGCCTTGGGTGATCGCCAAGCAGCTTCGCCATAGCGACGACGGCAAGCTCGTCGTCATGCTCTACGGCCATCCCGACAAGGATGTCGCGCTTGGCCGCATCCGGACCGCCTTCGTGACAGGAAAAGAAAATGGGGCGAAATCCTCTGGGGCGCAATATGGGGCGGACCCGGACGATCTTCAAGCTTGACGGGCCTCTAAAGAGGCCCTTGACTTTCTCCCCGATTTCATTTACGCTCTCCGTATGGAGAGACGAAACGCAGTAACGACGGGGGTTTTTCACGGTAACGAGGTGCGGTGTCGCGTCGATGAACGACACGACATCCCCACGTTAAGGGACATGTTTCAGGGTCCCGAATGGGGCAAGATGTGGGGCGGTGCTCGCGTCTCGTATGGGGCGCGGACGTGAGGCCGGTCATCGAGTTCGAGCCGGAGTCGCACACCTACACGGTCAACGGCGAGGCGGGTTACCCGTCCGTCACGGAGGTGCTGAAGGCCACCGTCGTGAAGCCGTTTTCGGTCGCGGCTTGGTACGGCTACAAGCTTGGCGCGTTGGCGGCGCGTGACGCCATCAACGGCGACGGGGGCCTGCTCCTCATGGACGACGACGCCGTCTACGACGCCGCCAAGAAGGTCCGCAACCCTAACTCGGTCCTGACCAAGGCGGGGGCGAGGGGCACGGCGATCCACGAGGCCCTAGAGGCCTACGCCAAGCACGGCACGGTTCCGTCCCCGGAGGATTTCGAGGAGGAGGACCGCAAGCGCATCTACGGGATCGCTGGCTGGCTCTTGGACAACCGGCCAGAATTTATCGGCTCAGAAATTCGGACCTGTTCGTTGGAGCATCGCTTTGTTGGGACATTGGATGGGTATGTCCGCTTCGAGGACGGAGAATTCAAGGGCAAGACCTCCCGGCTGGATTTCAAGACCAGCAAGCGCGTCTACCCCGAAGAGCATTTCTGCCAGCTTGCCGCCTACGAGCACGCGGAGGTCGAGCTTGGGGAAGACCCGTCGGATTTGCGTCTAGTCATTCACATTCCGGAAAGCGGACGTGTCAAAGCTGTTAAGGCTGATTATTCGTTCCAAGATTTTCGGGTATTGCTCGACGTTTACAAGCGTGGCAAAGAGCGTCGGGAGGAGAAGTGATGTTTGCCGTCCTTCATCTTGGAGAATTTGACGGAGCGGAGTTTGACATGCGGACGTGGACGAAGGTTCCGGATGTTGTCTTCGCTAGGCGCGGGGGAACGGGGGAGCTTGGAGTGCTGCTCTCCCAGAAGCGTAAGCCCGGCTCGACGGCCTACAGGTTTGTCAGCGAGCAGCCCGGCAACGAATTTCACTACCGGATTGACGACGGTTCCGATGCCGAGACGCTGGAATTTTTCGTACACGAGCCGATGGGAGCATCTGCATGATCGAGGACCGCACACCAGCTTCGCTGCTACGTGAGCTTGCGGAGGAAATGAGGGAGTTAAGCGAGGCCGCCGAGTCGTTCGGTCAGGCCCGCAGGGCGCTCGCCAGAGCGAAGACCCTCTACGAGCAGCGGATGACCGAGAAGCTGATCGAGTTGCAGGAGGAGTACCGAGAAAGCGGCGAGCGGCTGCCCGGGGAGGAAATGCGCCGGGCGATCTGCCATAGCCGTCTCGATGAGGACGAGCGCGCAAACCTGCTCATTGGGGAGGCGGAGGTCGAGGCGCTGGATAAGTACATCCGCGTAAAGACTGCCGTGGTGAGCGCGATCCAGTCGGAATTGTCATTCATGCGAACGGAGTTCGCAGCGGCTTAGGAAAGAGGGCGTGTGGGGCGTGTTAATTGGATCAAGACATCGGAGCTTCGGGATTCGGAACCGCCGAAGGTGGATTGGGTCATCGAAGACCTCGCTGCGCGCGGGCACCTCACGCTTCTCGTTGGTGCTCCCGGGCAGGGGAAGAGTTTTCTCATGTCGGCACTGGCGGTAGGCGTGGCCAATGGTGGGTTCCCCGCTGCGGGGTTCAACACTAATCCGGGCGGGGTTGTCATCTTCGATGCTGAGAACGGCGCGGCGGAAATTCACCGTCGTGTCTCGACTCTTGGCCTGTACGAAAATACTCGTATCGCTGATGTGAGCGGTGGCTTTTCCGTGGTCGATGACATAGATGAGATTGCGGCGGCGATGGAGCCTGCAACCGAACGTCTGCTCGTGCTCGACAGTCTGCGCACACTGGCGCCGGGCATTGACGAGAACAACAGTGACGAGGTCACGGCGATGCTCTCGACGGTGCAGGATTTGGCGAGGGACTGTGACTGCGCCGTGGTCGTCCTGCATCACTTGAACAGGGCGGGGGAGTTTCGTGGCTCCGGAGCTATGACGGCTGTGCCGGAGGTCGTAATTCGAATGTACGGCGACCTGAACGACAAGTATCAGCGAAAGACGTTGACGTGGGAAAAATTCCGTCTGGGCGCAAGGCCGGATCGGAAGTGGTTGACGATCAAGGATGGGCGGGTGGCCGAGAGTTGGGCGCCCGGCTTTGACGAGTAAATGTCATGCTGGAACGTGGCGGAAAGGATGAATGATGGGATTCGATAACTATTTCACGGTGACGGGGAACCTGACCCGTGACCCGGAGCAGTCGGGCAACGGCCCGGTCAAGGTGGCCATCGCGGTCAATGCTCGCAAGAAGGACAAGATGACCGGCGAGTGGGTGGATGACCCCTCGTTTTTCGACGTGGTTGTTTGGGAGCGCGAGGAGGCCGCGTCGCTGTCGAAGGGTTCGACGGTCACGGTCACCGGGCGCCTGAAGCAGGAGCGGTGGGATGACCGCGAGACAGGCGCCAAGCGCTCGAAGGTGGTGCTTGTTGCCAACACCATCGCCATGACGGTCAAGAAGCCGAAGGCTGAGGTGGATTGGTGAGGCTCCCTCTCTACACGCCCGAGGAGTTCGCTGAATTTATTCAGGAGGACCCGAAGGCCGCTGTGGATTGGCTGCGCGGCGCGATTGGCGAGATTGAAAGCCATGACATGCAGACGGCGGCCAAGGCGCTGCTGCTGCTCGTGCTGATCGCGCAGGCCCTCCGGGCGATGCTTCACTACGACGAGGACGAGTACGACGATCTGATGAATCGTCTCGCTCGCCTGTCGATCCTTCTCGATGATCGGCTCGATGAATTCCTGAATGAGTGGGGCGACGAGTAGTTGCCCGAGCAGGAAGCACAAGCCCGATTTCTGCTCCGCATGGCGGAGCAGCAGCGACGCTCGAACCTGACCCTAGGGCACCGGCTCGATGCTGCTCTGAGGCGCGCACGGCTCGTCTCAGAGGCTCCGGCGGGTGACTTGGAGCGCAGGTCCCCGTCGGCGGAATCCGACGAGGCTGGCCCTAGGGATTCGCGCGGCCTGATGTTCCAGCCGGGGCACGACAGTCTCGCTGACTATTTCGAGTGGCGCTTCCGCGTGCTGATCGAGAATTTTGAGCGGGAGGTTGACGCTGCTCGCCTTCGGCCCTTGGTCGGCGTTGCCGGTGATGAGTCCACTGAGGACAGGGACGCCCGGTTGTTGGAGTACAAGACCCGAGGGCTGAGTCCCCGAGAAATTCTGCTCGTTGATCCCGCACAGGGAAGCGTGCAGGCCATCGTCCGGGCCTACGCCCGCATCCAGAAGGCCGAAGAGAAGTGATGGTGTCTTGCGCGATCTGCGGCGAGAGGGTGGACGCCGACGCTCTGGGGACCTATCACCGCGTACAGGGATGGGAGGTGAGGCGCAAGCAGGGCGGCACGAACGCCTTGAAGCTGCGTGAGTCTTTGTTCGAGTTCGCGCACCGGACGTGCATCGAGGCCGCCGCGCGTGGCCACAAAGGGCAGGGGCGCCTTGACCTCTAGTCAGAAGACCAAGAAGTGCAACGGCTGTGGGAAGCGCCGTAAGGCGAAATTCTTTAAGCCCTACGTGCGAGCGGACAGGCGTGACACGCTCTCGCCTCGCTGCCGTGACTGCCAGCGCGTGAAGGACAGGGAGCGTTGGGAGCGGCGCAAGCAGCTAAAGGAAGACATCGAGGCTGGGCGTGCTCTGCCTGCCGTGAATTTTCTGGATGTCAAGCCGTTCCGTGAGTGGCTAGAGGCGACGGTGCCGAAGTATGCGTCGCTGCGTGAGTTCTGCGAATCGACGGGATTGGTGGAGCGCAGAATTTACGACATGATGAACGGTCGTCAGAAGCGCGTGTCACTCGACACGGTCGATCAGGCTCTCACCCGTGACGGGTCGGCTTACCTGTGGGAGTTGTACCCGGAGTTGTACCCGTGACTCCGTTCCGTCCGACAAATTTGCTACATTACCGGGTGGCGTAGTGCGCTCTTTTCCAGCGAAGAGGAAAAGCCCTAACGTCCTGTATCTTGGTGACATGATCGGTGAGAACCGCGTCACGGGATTTGAGTACAACGGCGCCCTTCAGCTTGTGCAGTTCAACAATCGTCGCTGGTGGACATTCGAGCAGGTGACGAAGTTGCTCGCCGATGGCGCCCTTGATCCGTTTGAGTCATGGAATTAGAGCCAGTCGAAAAGCACAATTTGAAGTCTCCGCCGGAGGACGTTGATCGGGCGCTTCTGGCGCTCGCGCTGAACGGCGGGGCTATCGAGCGGACAATTCGTGAGCTAAAGGCTGCGGACGTGAAGGTCAGCCGCGATCAGCTAATGGATTGGCGCGACAAATTTCCGAAGAGGTATCTGTGGCACTCGACCGAGAACGCGGCCAAGCTAGAGAAAGAAATCATCGCCTCCCAGAGGGAAGTGATTGCCGCTGCAACAAAAGCGACGATGGATGCCGTTGCCATGGAGCACGAGCGGATCAAGGCAGGGGAGACGAAGGATGCGGCCTCGTCCGCCAGAAACCTTGCCACTGTCGTTGGAATAAGCACCACGAAGCTCTTAGAGCTGAGTGGTCGGCCGACAAGCATTACCGAGGTTCGTAAGCCCGAGGAAATAATCAGGGCTTTGAAAAATCGTGGGGTGAAGGTTGATGTGGAGGCTACCGCCGAAGATGACTGAGTACGACCCGAATAATCCGGATGATCCCCTTCGGCATCGTTACCTTGATCGAGCCAAGCGTTCGTCGTACGCGATGCCGATTGAGGTGAAGATTGCGAATGGGCTTGGGGTCCCGCCGCCGACGCCCGTGCAGCGCGTTGCGGCTCGGGCTAGGAATCGACTAGGCCTGTCCTAGTTTCTTCTTATCCCCTTTAGCTCGCTGCTGCGCTCCCTGCTGAAATGTCGAAATCCTATATGCGCGCGTATCGCGCCCGTAACCGCACCCGTATTCGCGCGAAGAAGCGCGCGTGGTCAGAGGCGAACAGGGGCGCGGAGCGTGAACACCAGAAGAATTATCGGGAGAAGAATCCTGTCAAGCGTATGGCCCGTAAGCGGGTCGAGCTTGCGCGCCGTAAGGGCATGAAGAATCCTTCGGTGTGCCCGAATTGTGGGGCGAAGGTGGGGAAGGGGAAGGATGGCCGGACCCTTGCGCAGGTGCACCACCCCGACCACCGTAAGGGCGGTACGGAGTGGCGCTGCCCGCGCTGCCATAAGGGGCGTTAGAACAGGCTGAATAGCCAGTCCAGTTGGACTAGCAGGATCAGGAATAATTGTGTGGCGATCCAGAGGGTTGCGAAGATGCCGATGGCGGCTCCCGCGTACCAGATGGCGCCAAGCACAATTATCTTCGCTACGCCTGTGATTCGACTACCCATGCTTGCTCGTCTGGCTGGAAATCCCCGTTGGGGAGGTCGGGCCAGAATTCTTCAGGTAGGGCGACGCTGTCGCCCATGTCGTCGTACCCGGCGAGCACGAGGTTGCCGACGATGTAGTCGCCCTCTCGTAGTACGCCCATCATGTGCCAGAAGGTTGTCGCCCTCCGGTTCACGGGTAGGCCTTTGGCCTTCCCGTCTTCGTTGATGTAGGCCGCAAGGCTCACGCCCTTGGGGAGGTTGCGAGGCTGCGCTACTTGCACGCTCTCGATGTACCCGCCTACTGCTTCTTGCAGGTACAGGAGTTCGTCTTCTTCGTGAATTTGCGTCTCGAAGATCGGCAAATTCTCGTCGTGTGGGATCACGATTGAGCGCATTATGCCTCCGCCATTTCGTTCACGTCGAGCGTCTTGAAGTCGTCCATCGACATGTCGATGATCGCGTCGTGAGGCTCTAGGTCATCCTTGAATTTCAGCATGAAAATTGCTCGCATGTGCGGCTCTACCTCCACGCCACCGATGTGCTCGTGCACCATCGAGAAGCTAACGAGGTGCGTACCCTTCGGGTCGAGCATGTCGTCTAGCTCGGGGTCGGTGACGCGGTTGTATTGCATCGCTCGTCCGGCTTCCATGATGCGGATGAGGTTGTCTGTGTCTGTGTGCGTGACCTTCATGCGAATACCTCGTCTCTGATTTCTTCGAGGGCGCTGACCTTGTCCCGCAGGGGATTCTCCCCGGGGAACCCGGCAGCATAATCGAGGTTCGTGATTACGTCCCCGATGAGCCTCCCTGTGTGGTCGTCGTGGGCCTGAATGTAGGCGAGCACTTCGGCTGCGCTGTCGCATTCGCTGGCCAGTTCACGCAGGCCGTCTTCGATCTGCGTGAGTCGTTCCTGTATTTCTTTCTTGTCCATTTTTTCCTTTCGCTGTGGTTAGTAGCTGTCCTTATCGAAGAAGTGGTCTATGACCAGCGGTATCCACGGCAGGATCAGCGCGATGAAGAGCAGCGCGTTCGCTTTTGACATACGCGCTCACCCTTCTGCGATGACGTTGCCGTCGGCATCTTCGATGCTGTAGAGCGGCAGGTTCCAAGGCCGGGCCTTCGTTCCGAAGAGCCTTTCGCCTAGGTCTGTGCAGTACACGTCACGGATCGTCTCGACGTTGGCTTCGCCACCGTCGTTGCTCATGTCCTTGAATTCGATGATGAACAGGGTGTACGTGTCCATCGGGTCGAGCGTGATCGTGGTGTAGGTGAACCCGTCAGGGTTGCGTTCGGGGTTCACGGTCTTCACGACGAGGGCGTCCTTGTTGGTCGGGTGTTCGAGGAACGCCACGTCTCTGCCCGGGATCGCATCCTCGGGTGCCATGCTTGCTACCTGTCGCGCCATTTCGAGCACGAGGTCGCTGAGGTGTTCGGTGTTCATGCGTCCTCCTCGGGGGCGGGCACCTCGGCCAGAGCGGTGCGGATCATGTGCACCGTCTTGGGGTCGCCAAGAATTTCCGGCAGGCATACCTTGATGTTTTCGCTGATGTCCGCGTCTTCGAGCTTCGCGTCGATGTCGAATTCCATCGACATGTAATTCTCGATGCCCTCGATTACGCGATCATCGAGCGAGTTGTCGAGTTCGTTGCTGACGCCTTCCTCGATCTTGCTTTCGATGTCGAGTTCGTCCACGTCCACGTACTCGCTGATGTCCGTGTCCCGTAGGGCGTTGTGTACTTCGTCGGACAGGTCGATTTCCTCGTGGACGAGGGTGGTTACTCGCTCATCTACGAACGCCCGGAGGCGTTCGTAGGCGGCGATGGTGTCGGTAATTGTCTGATCTTCGCTGTGCATTTTCTTTCCTTTCGTTAGTCGCTGGTCTTTGTACGGCTGATGAGCAGAGTTCCGGGGCGTAGCTCCTCGGTTTCCTCGTGGGCGAATCCTTCGCCGGGGTGGGGCATGTGGATGAACAGTTCTCCGTCGATGCCGCTACGAATTTCCATGACGAATGCCCCTCGTGGGTCGCCTGTGCTGATCCACACTTGGACGCTGTCGTCCATGACCCGTACTCCTGCCGCGTTGCACCATGCTTCGGGTGAGCGGGGGTCGGGCTTCGGTTCGTCTTCGTCCCCGAAGTCTTCGGGGAACACGACCGACACGTCGGCGTCTTCGCTGGCTTCGACGTAGTCGCTGTCAATAAATACGCTGTGCATAATTTCCTTTCGTTAGTTCAGGATCGTTTGCGGTGTCGGGTATGCGGTCATAAGCGAGTGCTGCAAGAGCGGGTTCGCTTCGCAGGCATCCATGAGGGATCGGAATTCCTCGGGCGGTTCCTGCATGAGTCGCGCTTCGATTGCTTCGCGGATGTCTGCTTGGTCGGCGTCCACGCCTAGGGCGCTGAGAATTTCTGCGAGGCCTTCGATTGCTTCGTCCATGCCGTCACTCATGCGAAGGCCTCGAATCGGTCGTCTAGGTCGGCGTAGCCGTCTGCCGCGTCTTCGAGTGATGCGAAGTGACGCGCTTCCGCATTGTTCGCGGGGTCGTTGTCGCTTGCGTGGTCGAACGCTGCGGCGAAGAATCCGTTGTCGGTTCGGCCGGGCACCTCGACTACGTCGAAGGCGTTCGCCTCGTCCGTGTACTTGACATCGGCGTACTTGCCGCCTTGCCATGTGTAGGTGAAGGGTCCGATGGTGATGGTTCGGGTCATGGTTGCCTTTCGTTAGGGCCGCTTTCCTGCGTACATGATAACACCTTCCGACATGACATAGTCATACCAGCGTCAGGACTCGGTCGAGTTCTTCGTTCATCCGCTCGACCGGGAACGTGTCGGGCATGATGGACGGGCATACGATGTCGAGGATGCCGTCCTGCGGGTCGTAGGCCACACCGAAATCAGAGCCTTCGGCGTAGCCGAGTCCCTTCGCAAGCGTGTTCTTTGTGCGCTTGGCGAGGATGGCGTACCCAAGGAACCCGAGGGTCCGGAATGCGCCGGGTGCCAAGAACGCCCGCCATGCCGCGCTATCGGTGATGCGGCCAGCTTCGGCCAGCCGATAGGTGACGCTCATTGGCTTGCGGCGCCACTGATCCCCGGTGAACGTGTTGCAGGTCAGCGAACGTAGTTCGACGGACGGGGCAAGGCCCTTGGCGGTGAGCGCGTCGATCACGGAAAGTGACCAATCGAAATAGTCGCTCATCACCTCCGCCTTGGAATTCCCGTTCGTGCTCCACAGGATGCGCAGCCTTGCACCACTATGCACGGGGACCTCGTCCCACCTTGCGTAGTACAGGTCCTCGCCGCCTAGTACCTGATCGACCAACAAGTCGCCGTCCTCTTCGACTAGCTCGATTTGCGGGGAATGAATTTCCTCTTGCCCTAGGGCAATTCCCCGCAGCTTGCTTTCGTGCTCGGGCTTGACGCCTTCTCGTAGCGCCTTGGCGATGTCGCGCCGCGTGGTGCCAGCGAACCTGTCGTATTCGTCGGGACTATCGACGGCACCCTTTAGGGTGCTGATCTTGTTGATGTCGCCCTTGCGGACCGCGTCCTTGGGGAACGCGCCGTCCTCGACGGCTGCGATCCATGCGTCTTTGATGTCCGCGATCTTTATGGTGAATTCGGTGTCCATAATTCTCTCCGGGTTGTGACCTCCGGGTTATACCCGGAGGTCGATTCCACGCTCGGTCAGCATCGTGTTCACGATGTTTGTGCAGAGGGCGTCGTCACGGTCGATGAGCACTCGGCCAAGGCGGAAGCGATCAAGCGTCGCGCCGTCGAGCTTGACACGGGCATTGTGCTCGTGTGTTGCCCCGATTCCTAGGGTGTTGGCGGTTGCCACGATCCGGAATTCCGGGTGCCGTTCGATGACGATGCCGTTGGCATCATTGTGGAAATGCCCGTTTGCGATGGCGTTGTTGATCGCGCCAGCGGTTTGCGGGTGAGCCATGTCGAACTCTTCGAGGCAGAGGACCCCGCCGTTGGCGTAGGCCTTGCAGAATTCCGCTTCGATGAACTCGTTTAGGCGATCCTTACCCTTGACTGCCGAAGGCAGCGCACCGGCAAGGTTCACCTCGTAGTAGTCGAGGCCAAGGGCCTCTGCCGCGTATCGGGCAGCGGTGCTCTTTCCGGTCCCTGCGGGGCCATGGAGCCAGACCGGAATGTTGGCCTTGATAAGGCCCAACACGTACTCGCTGGCGGCATGTGATCCCTGCGGTGCATTACCGAACGCCTTGAAATCGTACGGGGTAATGTCCGCTTGCTCTCGGGTGTCCTCGCCCCAATCGGCGGTGAGACTGTCGAGAAGGCCATCGACCGCTACGCGGCCATCGGCTATGCCCTTCACGCCTTCGATTTCGACTCGCATTGAGTCGAAGGCGGGAATTTCCGGCCGGTCGGTGAGGAATTCACGAAGCCTGCGAACCTCGCGGATGTATCGGGTGATTTCGTCCTCGATCCCGGGGGTGAGTTCGCGGATGCGCTCCTCGATCTGCGTGATTTCGCCCTCGATTTCGGTGATGATTTCCTCCATGCTCTTCGAGGCGTCGGCGCACTCTTCGGCCTTAGCTTCGCTGGCCTTGCGATCTTCCATCGCCTTCTCGTAGGCCTCTTTCAGAGGGAATTCGTCTTCGGTCCCCTCGTTACGGGCCTCGACATACTCGTCAAGCGCCTTGCCCTCCGCCTCACGCTGCGCCTCGACGTTCGCCTTGGCGCTCTGCTCGTCGGCGTTGGCGGCCTTCAGTCCGTTGCGGGCCTCTTCGAGACGGTTCTTCATGTTCTGCAATTTCTCTTCGAGGCCGGGAAGGTCGGCGGTTGCACCGTCGGTCGGCTGGCCGCCTTCGGCGTTGCCGTTGGTCGGCTGGCCGTTCGGCTCGCTCTTGGCGAAGCCAGTCTTACGGGCAAGCTGATTCAAGCGCTGCATTACACGCTTGTGCTGCTCGCCCATTGGCAGCGGTCGCCGTGGGGTTCCCTTCGGGGCGCCCTCTTTCGAGGGGTTGTAGGTGTAAATGAGCGGCTTGTTGTGGCCGATGTCGCCCTTCACGTGATCGAAGGCGCTCATCACGTCTCCGCCGTGCAGGGTTAGGGCGTCGAGTAGGACGCGATCTTTCGTCGGGGCTTTCATGCTGTGCATTTCCTTTCGTTAGGGTTGGCCGAATTCGGTCGGCTTTCGCATACATGTTAGCACCTCCCGACATGTCCCTACGGGACATGAATTAGGGGTTTTTCTGGCCGGTCCTCAAACCCAGAGGGGTTTGGAATTCTTCGGCTCGCTGCTTTGCGCTCGCTGCTCTCGGCTCGCTGCTCACGTCAGGTGGATGAGCGGGGGTCGAATCCTCTCCTCGGGGTTCACTAAAAATAGCTGCTCGGGAAGGGGATAAGAATAAAAGTGAATTCCTCGGGATCGGTCGGCCGCTAGGGGCCAGCGGATCGCCGGGGCCATCCTCTCCCGGGGCCAATAAAGGCCCGCTAAGGCCCTGCGGATCGTCACCTAGGGCCTACCCCTAGGGATGGCATCGGAGAGCGTCAGAGGGCCTGAGAATTCGTCAGGGGAAGAGGGCAAAAAAAGAGGCCCGCCGGAGCGGGCCTCTTCCCTTCAATATGTCGGCGGGGCCTAGCCTATGTCTTCCCCGAAGGCCCCGGGCGTGAATTCCAGCCAATCGACGGCCGCCTCTTCCGACCTCTTCATGGCGGCCCCGTAGCCTTCCGGGCACGGTCCCGCCATAGGATCGACCTCGGGGCCTAGGTCGGCAGCCATCCGCGCCGCCTCTCGATCCTCTTCCGTCGGATCAAATTCATCCGCGGGGTCAGGGTCGAGAAGATCGACGGGGTCGAGGTCAGGCTCCCCCGGGATCGGGGGCACCCATCGGACGCCGGGCCGGATCGCCGGGAGGGTCATGCGGACCTCTCGACCGCCCGGCGCCATTCAGACCGCAGGACGCTTTCTAGGGGCAGCGGCTCCCGAATCCCCGCCTGAACCCGTCGGCGGACCGTCCGCCAATATGCGATGGCAAGGCCCTCTTCCGCTAGGCGCCGGTCGATTAGGTCGGCGGCCGACCCTATGGTCGCGCGGCTCTTCATGGCGTTCAATGCCCTGAAGGCCTCTTCATGAATTGCCACCCATTCGGATGGCGTCCTGCCGGTATCAGTGTGCATTCTCTTTCCTTCCGTTAGGCCCTGCGGAATTGCAGGGTCAGGGGATCTTTAGCAGACACGTCGCGACACGTCAACCGATGAGCGGACGGAGAGGGCATATAGGCGCCAGCCGCGCGGATAAACACGCGAGGCTCCCGTGCCCTCTTCCCTTCCCTGTCTGACTGACAGCAAAAGACAGCCGCAGCCATAGGCTAGGATTCACCTAAAACCCCATTCCCAGCCCCAGAAATACGGCAAAAGCTCCCCTCCCCCTAGGGGGGGAGGGGAGGGGTCAGCCGGTCGGCTCGCTGCGTATATGTGACCCTCCACCAATGTTCTATTTTCAACAAACGACCCCCTATCAGGAGGTGTTATGGCCTGTAATTGTTGGGCTGGTTATGGCCGGGTGCCGGGCACTAAGCCCTGTGCGCCGGGGTCGTGCCGGAAGCTGAAGAAGAAGAAGAAGGTTCGGCGGAAGCGGTGAGAACCGAGGAGGAGCTTCTTGTCGAGTTGGAGCGGGCGATTGAGGCGAATCCGCTTTATCGGTTCCGCCGCGATAATGAGCAGCAGATTGCTTTTCTTCGGGCGGGGACGCCGATTCAGGCGGCGTTTTGCGGGAATAGGTTTGGGAAGACGACGGCTTTGGTGGTGAAGAGCCTTGTGAATCTTCTTGATCCGGAGGATGTACCGGATTGGATGTTGGAGTTCAAGCGTTGGGTGCCGGGGGTGAATACGACGCGGTCGGGGACGTATGGGCGTGTGGTGTGTCCGACGTTTGATTCTTTGCATTCGGTGATGATTCCGGCGTTTCGGGAGTGGTGTCCGCCTCATGCGTTGAAGGGTGGGAAGTGGGGGGCGGGGTCGTTCAATAAGCAGCTTGGTCTTGTGCAGTTTGAGAACGGGTCTTTGTTGGATTTCAAGACGTATCAGCAGGACCCGCAGTCGATGGCGGGCGCTGCGCTGCATTTTGTGGGGTATGACGAGCCGCCGCCGTGGGAGGTGCGGAGGGAGTGCCGCGTGCGTCTAACGGACTTTTCGGGGTTTGAGATGTTTGCGATGACGCCGTTGAATGTGAATACGTCGTGGATTAGGCGGGAGATTTATCGCAAGCGTGAGCATCCGGACATTACGGTGATCCGGGGGAGTATCTGGGATAACAAGGCTTTAAAGAAGGCGGATGTGCAGCGCACTTTGGATGCGCAGACTGATGTGTGGCGCAGGGCGGTGGAGTACGGGGATTTTGTTGATATTGGTGGTTTGGCGTATCCGGATTTTGAGCGGTGTGTGAAAGATGCGCCGTATGAGAAGTCGAAGTCTTGGTCGAGGTATTGGACTGATCCGGGGCAGAATCGGAATTGTTGGGATGTGGTGGTGGGGATTGACCCGGGTATTCGGAACGCGGGCTTTGTGTGGGTTGGCTTTGATGATGAGAATGTTGCGCATGTCTTCGATGAGGTGCTTCTTCAGGATGCGACGCCGTTGGAGTATGCGGAGGCGATCAAGAAGGTCAATTCGCGGTGGGGGATTCGTGAGGCCTTGTATGTGATTGACCCGGCGTCCCGGCAGCGCGCGCAGGTTAATTCTGACACGGTTCAGTCTGAGCTTATGCGGCAGGGCGTGGCGACGATAAATGGCCAGAACGATGTCGAGGCGGGGGTGCTTCAGGTTCGCCAGCGTTGCGAGAAGGAACGTTTGGTGGTTAATCCGGAGTGTCGCGGGCTTAGGGATGAGGCGGATGATTACGCCTTGGAGTCGCGCGCGGATGGGGTCGTGAAGCCGATTAAGGGCAACGATCACCGTTTGGATGCGCTTCGTTACGCGCTGATGGCGCGCGCGTGGGACCCGGTTGTGGAGGGGGAGGCCCCCGGTCGGCAGCTTGGCTGGTCGGAGAATACGTATGACGCTAGGCGGGAGGGCGAGATAATCATGTCGCAGGTTGATGGTGGCCCGCTTGGTGAATTTTCTTGATTGTTATTTCTGCGGAGTACGACAGCATTCTTACTGAGTTGGCGCTGGGCCGGAACGTGTGTTTCGTCCCGGTTCACGATGGGGCGTTTGAGAGTATTTACACGCCTGCCGATTCGGATGCTTTGGTTAGGGCGCGTAGTCAACCTGTGAGGTTTGCGTACGCGGCGTGTAAGAAGACGCGGCAGTTCGCGCGGGAACAAGGTTACGAGGTTTTATGAGCATTACTTTGAGTGACAAGCTGGTAATTGTGGAGCGTCCGGAAATGCAGCCGGGCTATTGCATGGCGTCTATGGCGGACAGGGACCCGAAGGGGTTCATTGACACGCTTCTGTCGCATTCATGTTTCGATCCGCGCGTGTATATCAGTGTTTCGTGGGTGGAGGAGACGGCCCGCAAGCTTGGCATGGAGTACCCGGAGCCTTCTGATGATGCGCGTCGTGTGCGCGAGTTGGAGGAGCAGCTTTTGGAGGCGGACAGGCAGCTTCGGGCTATTGAGGTAATTGAGTCTGCCGGGTTCACGGCCCGGAAGAAGAAAAAGGCCCCGGCCAAAAAGGCTACGGCGAAGAAAACAACGAAGGCAAAAAGCTAAATGGCACTAAATCCCGGCGAGAAAATTCAGAACGGCATCGTCGTTGACAGCGATGGCCGTCAGGTCGTACTCGTAGAAGACATTGTTATTGACGAGGTTACAGTCAATAACGAGGTTGAAATCAAGAATGATGCTGATTCCGCGATTCCGGTGTCGGTGCCCGGGTCGATTCCGGTCACGGACAACAACGGTTCTCTCACGGTTGATGATGGCGGAACGACGCTTTCCGTTGATGACGGGGGCGGCGCCCTCACCGTGGACGGCACCGTCGGCGTTTCGGGGACCGTCACTGTTGACGGCTCCGGTGTTACGCAGCCGGTAAGCGATGGTGGTGGATCACTCACCGTTGACGGAACCGTTAACGTCGGCACCGTCACCGGCACCGTCTCAGTCGATGATGATGGTGGGTCGCTAACCGTCGATGACGGCGGCGCTTCCCTTACCGTCGATGGCACCGTTGATATTGGCAACACCGTCTCGGTTGACGATGATGGCGGGAGCCTCACGGTTGACGATGGGGGCACGACCCTTAGCGTTGATGACGGTGGCGGTTCGCTGACCGTTGACGGAACTGTCGGTGTCTCTGGCACCGTGACGGTCGATGGCTCCGGCGTTACTCAGCCGGTGTCGGGAACCGTCACCGTTCAGGATGGCGGCAGCACCGTTAGCGTTGACGATGGTGGCTCATCCCTCACGGTGGATGGCACCGTTGCGGTTTCCGGTGTCTCCGGAACGGTCGAGGTAGTTGACGGGGGCAACACCCTCTCGGTTGATGATGGCGGCTCGTCCCTCACTGTGGATGGCACAGTCACCGTGCAGGACGGCGGGAATGTAATTAGCGTCGATGACGCCAACGGCTCCCTAACGGTTGACGGAACGGTTACTGCTTCGCTTAATACTGCTGCGATTAACGATGGCGCCACGGCGCTGACCCCGAAGTTCAAGCTCGTAAATATTGCTGCTTCGCAGACTGACAGCAGCGTAGTTGCTGCGGTTGCCAGCAAGAAAATTCGCGTGTTGGCGGTTGCTGCTGTTGCCGGTGGAACCGCAACGGACCTGACGTTCAACACTAAGCCCGGGGGCGCCGGAACGGCAATTTCTTGTAAGTTTGCCAATGCTGCAAACGGCGGAGAAATCCTTCCCTTTTCGCCGGTTGGCTGGTTTGAGACAGCTTCCGGTGAGGGTCTGAGCGCGACGACCGGCTCCGGTAGCACGACCGGAATTCAGGTCGTGTACGTGGAGGTCTGAGTGGGAATTCTGACGCTTCTCGGCGCTGGTCCCGGAACGGCGGTAGCGCCGTTCACGGCTACCGGCGGAACCGTTACGACATCGGGCCTGTACACGATCCACACGTTTACGTCGAGCAGCACTTTTTCGGTGAGCGCCGGGACAAAGTCGGTTGATTACCTTGTCGTCGCGGGCGGCGGTGGTGGTGGTGGCGGCTATTACGACGAAGTGATTTTTGCGGTTGGCGGCGGTGGCGGTGGCGGTGGTGTTCTTACCGGCTCGTCAACGGTCACCCCGGGGAGCTACACGGTTACTGTTGGCTCCGGCGGTAGTGGCGGCGGCACTAACGCTCAGGGTTCTGCGGGCGGTAACAGCGTGTTTGGTTCTGTAGCTACTGCTACGGGCGGCGGTGGCGGCGCGGGAAATAATGGAACGGGTGCAACGGGCGGCTCCGGTGGTGGTGCGGCCACTACCGGCACAAACTCTTACACGGGCGCAAACGGAACCTCCGGTCAGGGAAACAAGGGCGGGAACGTAACCGGAGGCGCTTTTTACCCTATTGGCGCTGGCGGTGGTGGTGCGACGGCAGCCGGACAAAATGTTTCTAGCACTTCCGGCGGTAATGGCGGTGCCGGACTGTCAAACAGCTATTCAGGCTCGGCGGTTGTTTATGGCTCTGGCGGCGGTGGTGGAGCAACCGGCTCTGGCAAGGGTACGGGAGGCACTAACGCCGGTGACGGCGGCGACGATAATTCAAACCCGACTGCCGGTACAGCTAACCGTGGTGGTGGCGGCGGCGGTAGCAACGGTGGTTCAGGCGCCGCAGGCGGTTCCGGCATCGTAATTGTTCGTTACCTCACCTGATGCTGTACTTAACGGTTGCGCTTGTTGTTGCCCTTGGCGTCATTGGGTTTCAGCAGTACAGCTTCCGCAGGCTTTTTGAGCTAGAGCGCGAGCAAACTGCCCGGGAGCGCGAGCGTCTTCTGCAAAGAATTCAGGACCCCGTTTCGGCGGTCGCTATGCACGCGCAGGAGGAGATTGACTCCCCGCTCGTTCGTCATCACGTCGATTTCGATGACGATAAGGATTTCACTGATTACATGACTCGGATGGAGGGCTAGTGGCAACCATTGAGAAAATCAAGGCTGCGCTGGCGTTCGACACGAGCGTTCCCGGTGAGGTCAAGCAAAGAATTGAGCGCGGGAAAAAACAGATCGACAAGTATTCCGCTAGGCGGAACGAGTGTCTGGAATTTTGGCGTGGCAATCAGTACGTTTATAGGAATAAGGACAACTGGCTTGTCAAGCAGGGCGTTCTTCTCGGTGAGGGCGGTAAGCCTCGGCATCGTGTTCGCACGATCCGTAACCTGATTCAGCCGATTGTTCGCCAAGAGGTTTCGCAGGCGACACAGAGAATTCCGTCGTATCAGATCAACCCCTCGACGGGTGACCCTGATGACGTGAACGCCGCCCGCGTGGCGCAGAAAGTCGCCTACTACGGCTATGAGGCTTGGGACCTTCGCCGCGCGACTGAGCAGGCCGTCACGTACGCCGTCGTCGCTGATGAGGGTTTCGTGTGGCCGTATTGGGATGGGATGGTTCCCCCGTACATCCGCACCGATGATGGTGATGTGATTGGCCTTGGGGATATTCGCGTGGAGGTTCTTGGCCCGAATGAGGTGGGCTGGGAGCCGGGCGTGCGGTATGAGGATTCGCGCTGGTACATCGTCAAGCGCGCGATGAGCATTGACCGCGTCAAGAACATTTCTGGATTTCTGCCCGGGACGAAGCTGACCGCTGACGCCTCTACTGACGGCACTCTTGGCGCTGAGAAGGAAACCGATGACATGGTCATGGTTACCGATTACCTAGAGCGCCCGTGCCCGGAGTACCCGCAGGGGAGAAGGCTTTGCATCGCAAACGGCAAGCAGATCGTTCCCGAGGAGGCCTACCCCCTCACCGATCCGGATGGGGACGCGGTCGATGAGCCGATCCTACACAGAATTTCTTACATCGTGGACCCGGATAATGACCGCGATCTTGGCCTTGTCTCTGGTCTTCTGGATGCGCAGCGCACAATTAACGACTGCACAAATAAGCAGTTGGAGTGGAAGAACCTTGCGTTGATGCCGCAGGTTTTTGCCCCGATGGGGGCGTTCCCGAAGCGCCAGCGCCTCACCGATCAGCCGGGCGCAGTGTTCATGTACAACCCGGTTTCTGGCCTGAAGCCCGAGTGGCGTCAGACTCCGCCGATTCCGACTGAGCTTGCCGCCCTGAAGGCTGAGGCCTTGATGGATATGCAGCGCATCGCGGCGCAGAATGACACGCCCGCTGATGCTTCCGGCCGCGCCCTTGCGCTCCTGATTGAGCGTGATGCCGCCGCCCGGCAGGGATTCCTCGCTCGTCTCGCGGATTTCCACAGCGGGCTTATGCGCCACTGTTTGATGCTCGTCGCCCGTCACTATTCCGAGCCTCGCCTAATCAAAATAAATGGGCGTTTTGGCCCGGAGTCCATTGAGGATTTCACCGGGGCGCAGCTTCGCTCGCAGGTTGATGTGACGGTTCTTCCGGAGAGCATTGAGCCTCGCACCCGGCAGGCGTTGGAGCAGCGCGTCATGGCGTACGCGGACCGTCAGTGGATCGCGCCGGAGAAGGCTATGGCTGCCATTGAGCAGGGCACCGCCGCTGATGTCGTTGATTCCTACGAGCTTGACGTTGCCCGTGCGCACCGCGTAATTCAAAAAATTATGTCGGGGCCGGAAGTTTTCCTGAACGAACCGCTTCAGATTGGCCCGGATGGTCAGGATGTCCCGTCGTGGATGCCTCGCCCGGGGATTGACAATCTTGCGGTTCACAGGTCAATTTTTCAGGATTTCGCTAAGACTCAGGAGTTTGAGCTTTCGCCGCAGCCGGTGAAGGAAGCGGTCCTTTTGTATCTCCAAGGGCTTGATTTTATGGAGCAGCAGGAGGCGATGAAGCAGGCCGAGCAGCAGAGCATGATGGCGCAGCAGCTTGGGATGGCGAACGCCGCGCGTCCGCAGGCGCCCACCCCCATGCCGGACATGCCCGAGGCGCCTAGCGCCCCCGAAGGCCTGTAACACGCCGTAACACAGTGTTGTACATGGGGGTCCGCGCCGCACGGTATTGAGCCGAATGGCCCGTGACTGAAAGCCCCCTGCGCGCAGTCAAAGCCCGGGTAGCTGCGCCAACTAAAGCTTCCCCCCGTTGGGGGGTTACAGATGACCAAGGCATAAGGCCAGTCGTCGTTACAGAGGAGAAGTAATGGATTCCGAGCAGCCCATCGAGGCCCAGCCGGACGAGGTCGCATCCCCGGATACTGGCGTGGGGACCAGCGATGATTCGTTCACGACCGCTAATGATTTGCCACCGGAGCTTGAAACCCGGTACAAGTCGATGCAGGCCGATTACACGCGCAAGACGCAGGAGCTTGCGGAGCAGAGGCGTGAAGCCGAAGCTGCGCTTGAATTTGTTGAGGCGCTTCAGGACGAATCGACGCGCGAGAACGCGCTTCGCCAGATTGCCGAGTTCGTTGGTGAGGATTTTTACCTCACCGCAGCCGGTTTTGAGGCCGACGGTGAGGACACCGAAGATGGCGAATTCTCAGATGAGGATTTTGCCGTGAACGACCCTCGCGTTGACCAGCTTGCCGCCGAGTGGGAAAGCTACAAGCGGGGCCAGCAAGAGAAGGAAATCCTCCACGAAATTGAGTCGTTCACCGACGGTGAAATGGCTCGTCTTGGAATTGAGGACGAGACGGAGCAGCAGGCAGTTCTTAGTATCGCTGCGACGCTTGATCTTGATTCTCGTGGACTTCCTCAAATTGAGGCCGCTCGTGGAATGCTCGAAGAGCTTTTCAACGAGAGGCAGAAGTCTTGGATTGGCTCCAAGAAGGCTCCCCGGCAGCCGCTTCAAGGGTCGCCCGCCGACGAGAAGTTTGACTTCAGTGATGAAGATGAACGTCGCCGTCGTATGGCAGCCCTGATCGAAGCCAACGATTAAGTAAATACACTAACCAACAGAAAGGCTGAATTATGGCTGCAACAGTCAGCACAATTCAGGCGGCTCTGAAGGAGACGTGGACCGAACAGCGCATCGCGGAGCAGCTTTATCAGGATAACCCTATCCTTGACCGCGCTAAGAAGCTGAAGAACACCCAGATGGGCGAGTACGCCCTTACCCCGATTCACACCGGGCGTAACTGGGGATGGTCCGCTACTTCTGCAAGCCCCTCCACTCTGAACGACGCCGGACAGCAGGCGTACGCTCAGGCACAGTGGCAGTACACCCACCAACACCAGCAGATCAAGATTCAGGGATCGGCTATCGACCAGACTCGCGGAGACGCGCTTTCGGTCGCGTCGGTCGTTGATGAGGAAGTTTCTGGTGCAGTGAACGACCTGAACCGCAACCTCAGCCGTCAGATTTTCAGTGACGGCAGCGGCCAGATCGCTCAGTGTGGTACTACGACATCCAGCACTACCATTCAGCTTAACGCGACGAGCGGCTTCAACGCCCTTGAACGCGGCTGGCTTGATGTTGGTGCGGTTGTGGACATCGGTACGGCGTCTAACCCTGTCTCGCAGGTTTCTGGCGCGAGCATTACCGCCGTTGATGTTGCTAACAGCACCATCACGATTTCCGGTTCCGCCACTAACACTTCGGCCTCGCATTTTGTGACGCTGAAGGGTGCCCGTAGCGGTTCGACCAGCTACGAAATGAACGGTCTGCACAACATCGTCAGCACCTCCGCTGACCTTGGTGGGCTTACCGTTGCTGCTAACCCGCAGTGGGCGGCCGCTAACGTGGACGCCACCTCGCAGGCCCTCACTCTGCCGCTGCTCTATGAGCAGAACAGCAAGGTAGCCCAGAAGACCGGGCGCCCGGCGGATTTCGTCGTGACGGGTCTGAAGCAGCAGCGCAAGGCTTACCAGCTTGCGCAGGCGCAGGTTCGTTTCGCGTCTGATTCAAAGATGACTGTCGGGTCGGTCGAGGGTGTTGACATTAACGGTGTCAAGCTCTTCGCCCTGCCGGACTGCAAGAACGAGGACATTTTCTTCCTTACGATTGGGGATGTCCTTTCTGTCAGCGCGGGCGATCCGTACTGGCAGAATAAGGTGACAGGTGGCCAGATTCTTGAATGGTCACAGGGCAGCGATTCCTATGTCGGGAAGCTGACGGTTAGGATGCAGCTTGGCTGCCGCCGTCGCAACTCGCACGCGAAGCTGTCAGGCCTCACCTGATAAGTGAAGTTCTAGCCCTCCCCTTCGGGGGAGGGCTAGTCTTCTGTTCTCTTTTATTCTTCGAGGAGTAACCTTGTCGCAGATCATTCTGCCGGATCGTGTTCGGCACAAGATTGAGTTTGAAAATCAACTTGAAAATTTGAATGAGCGGCATGATTGGCTTCGTCACTTCGACGCTGAGCTACGGCGCATCGACCCGTACCTGTCGCTCGTGAAGGCCTCAGAGGTTGCCTCCAAGCCCGGGCTTACCCCGGGGTTCTGGCATGTGCAGCGGGACAACCCGGAAACCATGCCGACGTACATTCCGCTGACCGATCCCGATGGCGGGTTTGCCGAGCCGAGCGGCTACCACCTTGAAATGATCCGCAAAGCTGATCTTCAGCGTCCCGGGTCGTTTGAGGCGTTCAAGCGCCGTCAGGAGGAGCGTCTTCGCGGCTTCGAGCGCGAGCGCGAGGCTAAGGCGCAGGAGCGCCGCGTGGAGCTTGCCGAGCGAATCGCCTATATGGAGAACCCGAGTGTGAGCATGAGCAGCGGATGGACTAACAGCGTCAAGGGCAGGAGGGCTAAGTGACTTTTCGTCAAATGCTCACGGAGTTCTATGCCCGTGGGTTTGATTACTTGAACGATTCTGGCGTTGGTGAGGTCAGGGCGAAGCGGTGGTTGAATCAGTCTTATCAGGAGATTTGCGGGCTGGACGATTGGCCGTTCCTAGAGGTTTCGACCAGCGGCTCTCTTCCGTTGACGATCAGTGATCTTCGTACGGTGATGTCAGCGACTAACACGGTCACTGAGCTTCCGCTGGCGTTCATTGACCGCCGGACACTTGTTGATAGCTACCCGGTGATTACTGAGCCGGGGAACCCGGAGTATGCGTACTTTACAAGCCCGACTACGATTGCGGGCTACCCGGTGGGGTCTGACACGATCAACGTGCGTTACGTCAAGGTTCCGGCCGATCTGTCCGCTGATGGTGATGAGCCAATTATTCCGGCGCGGTATCAGTACGCAATTGTTGATTTTGCTTGCGGGCGGGCGTACATGGATTCTGATAACCCGCAGATGGCGCAGGCTGTCCGAGCCGACGCCGATACGGTAATTCAGTCGATGCGGGAGCATCTTATGTTGCCGCAGCATCAAGACGCCGATCAGATTGTCGCTTACGGGTACAGTCTGGATTACGAGTAGATGTACGAAAGCTATGCGGTTGGCCCGTTTAGCGGGGGATTAAATCTTCGAGATTTCCCCGATCAGATTGAGCCAACGCAAGCTTACGATCTTTCGAATGTCACGTTTACCGAGCGTGGCGGGGTGAAGAGCAGGCCGGGCTATGAAAACGTATTGACGGGGCTGGCGGCCCGCCCAGACAATTTTGAGCCGTTCAATACGGGTTCTGCGTGGCAGCTTGCTATTTCCGCAGGGAGCCGTATTGAGGTACGAAATACGGCCGGGGCAATAGTTGGGACACCGTTGACCTCTGGGGTCAACGCCTATCCAAACTACTTCACCCGGTTTGGCGGTGGCACGGCCGCCCTTGCAACGCCTCATCTTTACGCCAGCAACGGCACGGATCAGGTAAGGAAATGGACGGGGGCTGGTACGTGGAGTACGCCTACTTGGTCGCTTACGAACAGCGCGCCTAATCCTACGGGCATGTTTGGCGCGGTTACGCCTTGGGATTCGCGCCTTGTTCTTGCGCGCTTTCCCAATACTGCGGGCGGGGACAACCCGTCGTCTGTCCGGTTTTCCGCGACCGCTGATCCGGAAAGCTGGGATGGATACGAGTATGTTGATTTGACGCCGGGCGACGGCGAAAAGATTATGGGAATGGCAGCGTACGGTAACTACGTTGTCGTGTTCAAGGAGTCAAAATTCTTCGTCTTTTACGGGACGACATTCAGCGCAAGTAACGACCTTGGTGTTCCGGATTTTGAGTTCAGGACAGTTGACACAGGCGTTGGGCTTACTGCGAAGCAAGGCTTGTGCGTAGCACCGGACGGGATTTATTTCCTGAATAACAAGGGTTTGTACCGCACCGATGGCGGATCGCCCGTGCTGGTGTCATCCCTGATTGAGCCGTTGTTTACGGGAGAAACACGCTCTGGCTATGGCGGTAGCACAATTAACTTTACGGCTATTGACGCTGCGCGCCTGACTTTTCATAAGCAGCAGGTGTATGTTGCGGTGCCGACCGGCACGTCCACGGTGAACAATGCGCTTATGGTCTTCGATCCTCGTTACGGGTGGTGGACGGTTTGGGCCGTAGGTGCCGGTGCGCTTGCGTCGTTTGAGTGGTCTGTCTCGACGCCAAAGCTTACGTTTGGCTTGGCGTCTGGAAGCGTGAATGTTTGTCGCTTTGATGAAAGCTTGACCACTGATGCGGGTTCTGGATTTCAGGCTCGGATCAAGATGGGCTTTACCGATCTTGGTGTTCCAATTGCGAAGACCGTCCGTGAGAGTCAGGTTTGGGGTTCTGGCGCGGTTCGTTTTGCGGTTGCGCGCGATTTGCGCGGATCGCGCAGCACGTCAGCTTTGTCGTTTGCAGCGGGCGTCGATAAGTGGGGCGACGGCTCGCCCGGACAATCTGATGTTTGGGCTGATGGAACCGATGCGACTGATACTTGGAGCGCGGGGGTTACTGCTGATTTTGCTCTGGCCAGACAGGCGGTTCGTGGTCAGATTCATGGAATAGAGGTTTATTCCGCTGACGTTGTTACGCCGGAGGCGTGGTCTGTTAACCGCGTTATTTTCCGGGTACGCGAGCAGCGGGTTGCGACCGTCACGAAAGTTGACAAGGAGAGTTAATGGCCGTCGTTTTGCCATACACACTGACTGCCGGGCAGCCAGAAAATGTTACGCATCTAAACGCAAATCTGAATGCGCTGCGCGTTGGTGTCGATGATGCGCAGGCGCTCATCAACACTATCGAAGCGAAAACAGATAACTACACGCTTGTAACGGCTGATGCTGGCAAGCTAATCACGGTCAATGCTGCGTCTGGAAAAAACATGACCGTCAATGCGGCCCTTGATTTTACCCCGGGGCAGTACGTGTACCTTTGTCAGCTTGGCGCGGGGCAGGTCACGGTCGTAGCCAGCAGCACCACGGTTAACGCCACTCCAACCTTGAAGCTTCGCACTCAGTATTCGTGCGCGACGTTGTTTTGCATCGCGGCAGACACGTACGTTCTCTCCGGCGATCTGGCATTCACCTAAGTGGCGCTTTCTCTACCGTCACCGGATGTTCGGCGTGGGGACGCGGTTGATGCAAATGGCGTACAGCAAAATTTTGAGGTCTTGGCGCGGGCCGCTAGTGCCCTGACGCCATCCGGAGTTGTTCAAATTCCCGTTGGACTTGTTCTTCCATATGGGGGGACAAATGCGCCGGTTGGATATTTGCTGTGCGACGGAGCCTACAAAAATCGAACGCAGTTTGCCAATTTGTTTGGGGTTTTGGGGACGACGTATGGGACTAATGCGGCGAATAATTTTCGTTTGCCGAATTTGACTGGCGCCACGATTGGTGGCGTGTCTTTGCAATTTGTAATCAAGGTGTGAGGTAATGGCCGCTCCGAAGGGAAAAAATAACAACAAGAGGCCTTCTGCCCCGAAGACGATTAAGGGGCTTGGGCCGATTCCGCCTTTCTTGACGGTGACGCAAACTCCGGGGGGTCCGCGCCTGACGCCGACTGCTCCCCCGCCTCCTCGCCCGGATCGTCCGACGTACACGCCTCCGGATTACTCGAAGGGGCCTCCGGGGGATGCTGCGTATGACGCGGGCGTGACCGCCGCCAACAATGCGTACAACTCCGCGATGGCTGCGATTGGCGCGCGGAGGGTTGCGTCGGGTGAGGATTACGGGTTTGACACGACGACGGGCACGATGCTTGCCAATGTTGATGTCTCTAATCCGTTTTCTCGCGCGGCGTTGATGAATCGTTCTTTTCGCCAGCAGGACAGGACTATGAGGGGCGGGTTTGGGGTTGGTAATCGTTTGACGAGCGGCGCTTATGCGGCTGCTCTGTCAAGTAATCAGTTTGGTCAGTTGGGGCGTCAGCGTGGCCTTGAACGTGAGTTTAAAGACCTTCTGGCGGGTTACTCGGCGGGTGAGTCTGATGCGTTGAATTCGCGGGAGACAACGAAGGCGCAGCTTATGGGTGAGCTTATTCAGCGCCGTATGCAGCAGGACGCGATTAACACGGAGCAGCAGCGGGCGGCGGTGGAGGCTGCGCAGGCTGAGTGGGATGCGAAGTATGGCGGTGGTGGGGCTAGTGGTCCGTCGAATCCTCCGCCGACGAGCGGTCCGAGTGGGCCGGGTCCGATTGGTGCTCCGGGTCGTCCGTGGATTGACCCGGGTAATCCGTTTGGCGGGAAGCCGTTGCCTCCGAATGCTGCCGCGATTATTGCTGCGCTTGCGGCGAATCCGCCGAAGCCAAAGCCGAAGCCAAAGGGTAAGAGAAAGTAGATGGCACAACCGAAGCGTTATTCCAAAAGTCAGGTAAGGAAATTCTCTGAGGCGAAGCTGGACAAGATTCGCCAGTCGGCTAGTTGGCGTTTGCCGACTCAGTTCTTGACGCCGGAGCAGCAGGCTACTCGCCGGGCTAATGCCGCGAAGAAGAAGCAGGATGCGTTTATGAACGAGGAGCTTGTGCCGGAGTCTGGGTTGACGCGGAAGAAGCTTCAGGACATGCTGGCGTATGAGTCGCAGCTTAATTATGGTGATGCGGAGCGTCAGCTAAAGGTTCAGCGCGATCAGCTTGTTTCGAATCGTGATCGTGACGCGGCGTGGTACGACGTGTACCGCCAGAATGTTGCGAATATGCAGAAAGATTTGGAGACTCAGAACGTCAAGGCTAACGAGGCGAATGTTGGGATGATTGAGTCTGGTCGCCGGATTGGTGATGCGCAGGATGTGAGGGTGGCTGATGAGCTTCGTCAGCGGCAGGAGAAGTTGAATCTTGGTGGTCCGAGTCAGGCTGGGGAGTATCAGTCGGTTGCTGCTCAGTCAGCGAATTCTCGTGATACTGCTTTGCGGGCTATGGCGATTGCGGCTAATGAGCGTGCTAGGGGCGGGGAGGCGTTGATTGGTTCGGCGGTTCGTGGCGCGGATATGTTGAAGTCGGATGCGCTTGGCCGGTATGCGGCGAGTGATTTGGAGTTTGGTCAGAAGGAGCGTGACCTTACGAAGAATAAGGCGGCGTTTCTTCAGAAGGCTTATGAGAAGGCGATTTCTGATGCGCAGGATGCGGTGTTGGAGCGCAAGGTGTTCGAGGCGACGTTGGATAAGAATAAGTCCGCCGAGGAGCTTGCGCGGGATCGCCTGAATTGGCAGAAGGCTTATCAGCAGGCGCAGCTTGGGATCATGCAGCAGAACGCAGATTCGACGCGGATTAACGCTACGCGCCCGCGTGGCAGCAGCGGTGGTGGTTCGTCTTCGAAGCAGACTCGCGCGTCGTCGTCGCAGATTCAGAGCGCCACGACGGACATCGGGCGCCTGCTCGCGCAGGATGGCTCGTACTCGATCCGTCGTTTCCAGCGCAAGTTCGGGGACGATTGGGGCCGGATTCGTAATTCTCTCTTGAAGGATCGTGGCAAGTCGGCCGGTATGTCTCCGCTGCTCGTTGACGCGGCGATAGATCAGGTGGCCTTTGGTGGCCTTAGCCCGGCGAACCGTAAGCGCCTTCGCGCCGCTGGTTTCCGGGTGGCCGATTTCCCGCAGTTCAGCAGTAAGCCTAAGCGCGGCCCGAACAAGGGTAAGTAGTTGCCTCGCTATCGGGGTCAGCCTCGCGCTAAGCGCAAGGTTGGAGCGCAGAGGATTCAGGTCGGGAAGCGCACGCCGGGGCGTGGCGTTGTCGCGCCCGGGTTCAAGCCTGTCCGCAAGGGCGGCAAGGTTGTCCCGAAGCGCGCGAAGCCGAAGCGTTCCCCGGTGTTTGGGGCGCTGCCAAAGCCCTCGAAGCAGATTCCGGCTAGGCCGGACAGGTCGAAGAGCAGGCCGAATCCTTTGAAGGTTTCACCGTCGGGGCAGACCCGGCGGACTCGTAGTTATGTGCCGGGGACGATTGAGTATCAGAAGGCGAAGCTGAAGTCGCGTTCGCTTGGTGGTGAGACGTACCGGGCGCTTCAGAAGGAGGAGCGCCGTCAGGAAAAGCTCATCAAGGCGGTGACGGGTAAGTCGAAGAATGTCGAGCTTCGCGCAACGAAGGGCGGGGTTGTGCGGGGTGTTTCCGAGAAGCGCAGTAAGTCGGCGCTTGGCGCGGAGCCTTTGGTTACTGGCCCGAGGAATAATCAGACTCCGACGCTGGCGGGGCTGAATCGTTTGTCGAAGGCGCCGGGTGTTCCCGGCCAGCAGCGCAAGATCGAGCGCGCTCGCGCGCGCACGCAGGATGTCGTCCGTCAGACTAAGCCGGTGCCGTTGGCGCCGTACCGCAAGGGGTACAGGCCGAAGCCGACGATTGAGCAGCGCGCGCAGGTCGCGCAGGCAAAGGCGCAGACTCCCCCGAAGGAGATTGGCGCTAACCGCAAGCTGCCGAAGCCGAAGGTCAAGCAGTACGCCTTTAAGCAGCAGCGTCGTCAGATCGCGTTTGCGGATCGCAAGAATCGCAAGGTTGTCGCTAATCCTCGCGCTTCTCTGAAGGCGCGTAACCGCGCTGCCGAGGAGCTAATTAAGACGGGCGCTGCGCGGGGTGAGACGGAGTCGCAGTATCAGCGTCGGCGTAAGGCGGAGCGTCGTCGTGTAGCGTTGGCTAAGCGCGCTGGCGGCATAGATTCTGTGAGCCTGCCGCGTAGTGAGAAATTGACGCTGGCGAAGGCGAAGAAGGCGGCGCTGAAGCCGTTCGCTGATGTTGGCAAGGCGTTGACGAAGATTGGTCCGGCGTCGAGGGACCCGAAGAAAATTTCTCAGGATTGGGGCTTGCCGGGGGCCGCTGGCAAGGCGGCCGTTGGCCTTGGGGCCGCTTCGGTGGAGCCGATTGTTTCTGCCGCGAAGGGGGATAAGAAGGCGTTTGCGACGGTGTCGCGCGCTGGTGTGGCTACGCCAAAGCAGCAGGGTAAGGATTACGGCTCGCTTGCGTTGAAGGTTCCCGTCTATACGGCGCAGGCGATTGCCGAGAATCCCGATGAGCAGCTAACCCGCCTTGCGAAGGACACGGGCGACATGTTGAAGAGCATTCCTGCCGGGGTGCTGATGGCGGTCGAGCAGGGTCCGGAGACAGTTTGGGAGCAGATCAAGAAGGATTATTCGCGTCGTTATGGCCCGCTTTTGGAGGGCCGCGATAAGGAATTCAGGGAGCGGCTAAAGCGTGAGGGTGTCACGTCTGAGGTGCTGGATTCTCTGACGGCAATCACGATTGTCGGTAAGGGTGCCGGTACGGCGGCGCAGGGCTTGGCGAAGTCTGGTCGTTTGGGTCAGGGCGCGCAGCGAATTGCGCTTCGTGCTCCGGCGCGTAAGGGGAATGTGCGCGCCGTTCTCGATGAGGGGCCGGTCAAGCCATCTAAGAATTTCTTTGCCAATGTTGTTCTCCGGGGTGTGGATACGGCTCGTGGTGCCCGGGCTGCGCGTGAGCGCAGGCTGGACATTGAGTCGGGTGGTAAGCGCAAGGTTTCCGAGCGTACGGCGCGGGCTGATGAGATTCGCGCGATAACCGGGGAGGGTGTCCCTGTCCCGGCGTTGCAGCCTTCCAAGAAGGCTGCGCGTAAGCCTCTGGGCGGCGGTGAGAGCGTGAGAGTGTCTGGGGATGCTGGCGTGTATGCCGCTACCCGGTTGCGGGATCGCGGCGTCGTTGAAGAGCTTGGCCTGAAGCCCGCCGAGGTCCGTGGCCTACGTAATTCTTTGGATGCCGCGTTGACCCGTGAGGGCTTAAAGCTAGGGCAGAAAAATCCGGGGCAGAGCAAAATTGGTCTTGACCTTGACCTACCGGAGAATCAGGTCGCGGCGCTAGAGCGCGTGCTTGACAGCAAGGCTGCCGTCGTTCGCCGCCCAACGGGTGACGCGATCCGCACGGTGGAAATGCCAAAGACGAAGCTTGGGAAGCTGCGTCAGGATGTTCGGCTGGGTGCTGAGGCGCAGGTCGTCCCGAAATTCTTTGACAGCAGGTTCATCGGTCAGTCGGCGACGATCCGCCGAAAGATTGCCCGTCTGGCTTCGGCCGCGTACGTCTCGATGCGTGTCGAGCAGCGCGAGTGGGAGAAGCAGTTCGGCAAGCGCCTTCGGGAGCTTTCCGAGGATGAACAGAAGGGCTTTTTCTACGCGCAGGCGTTTGGCATTCGTACGCCGGAGCAGGCTCGCGCTTACCTTGGCCCGCACCGTGACGCGATATTGCGTACCCGCGAGGAGCTAAAGCAGTGGGAGTCTGAGAAGGACTTGATTACCGGGGACCTGTGGCAAGTCTTTAACGAGGTCCCGAGGATCGACGAAATTCTGAAGGCCCCGGAGAAGGTGTTCACGCCGAAGCTGGCGCAGTTCGCCGACGACATGCGTGTCGAGGCTCGCCGGTTGGGGCGTATGGACCCGGGCCTTCGTGGTGGGCGTCGCCAGATGAAGATGGCGGAAATGGGTTCGCAGGCGCGAATGCTTGGCGTGCGGTTGGAGGATTACGCCGAGGATGTCGATAATCCGACTCGCGCTGAGGTGCAAGCGTACATTCGTGATGCGGAGATAAAGCGTCGTGAGGCGGGCCTAGAGAACCCGGGCTTCTTCCGTGGCGAGGGCGATGACAATACGCCGTATTCCCTTTGGGCGGTTGGTGGCACGCGGGCGGTACAGACTGATAAGCGCAAGCGGTTTGTGCTGACTGATTACGGCGCTTCGAACACTGATCCACAGGCGTTTGCGCGCGGCATGATGAACAACATCAAGAGGCGCTACAACTGGAACAAGACGGCTGATCTGTTTGAAATGTTCGCCAGTCCGATCTATCGGGACATGGCCCCGGCGCAGCTTGCCCGAGCGCTTCGCAACAGCGACATCGACCCGGATGAGGTCGTCGCTTGGAGTTCGCGTCTGTACGAGAATCGGGAGTCGGAAATTGCAGCGGCGATCCGGCAGGCCGAGCGCGACGCCCCGGATGACGCTCTTGGAATTAGCCGGGCGAATCTTGATCTTGGTGATAACCCGCAGGACGGTCAGGCTCGCGTGCGCGAGGCAATTGAAGCTTCGGTGCTTGCGGGCGGTGACACCCCGCTGGTTGCGCAGCTAGAAGCGCGCGCAGCGGCCACGGCCCCGGGTCGCGCCACTCCCTCCGGTGCTTTCGAGGAGACGAAATGGACGCTGATTCCGAAGGCCGCCTACGAGGAAATTTTCGATGCCACTAAGCCGAGTGGCGCTGGGCTGCGGACGCTGGGGGTCCTTCAGGGCAAGGTGTCTCGTGTTCTGCTGGCTAACCCCGTGTGGCTTCAGTTTCAGGTGGCTTCCAACGCTTTCCTCACGGGGCTGGTGGATGGCACCGGGCCTTTGACCTTCATCAAGGCGCAGGTTTGGTGGAACAAGCTTCCCGAGGATATCAAGCAGGCGGTTTCCCCGTACGTGGGAATTCATCGCTGGTACGACGATCAGAACCGAATTGGCGCTTCGCGGTTCAAGCGTGGCCCGCTGAACGATCTGGTTGATACTTACCGGGGCTGGAAGACGACTCCGTTTTGGCAGCGCGGCACCGAGCTAAACCCGCTCACGGCTTTCTTCAAGGTCGATAACGCGCAGAACAATTACTTCCGTCGCGCGGTTCTCTACAACCGCGTCAAGCGCGAGGCGTTCAAGCAGATGGGCGAGGACATGGGGATGGCTATTCGTCTTCAGAAGCAGATTCTCGATTCCGTGAATCTGAAGAGCCTTGGCCCAGAGGAGCAGATGCGCTACCTGCTTTCTCGCCGTGATCTGATCGAGGAGCACGCCAAGCACGTCGATAGCGTGCTGGGTAACTGGACTTCGTACACCGCGTTCGAGCGCAGGGTGATGTCGCGGTTCCTGATTTTCTACGGCTTTATTCGCTTCAGCACGAAACTGACGTTCTACACGATGCCGATGAAGCATCCGCTGACTTCAGAAATCATGCTGAAGCTGGGGCAGATGCAGAATCAGGAGTTGAAGAGAATTTTCGGCGCGGATATTCCGCCGTGGGAAGTTGGTAACTACTACGGCAAAGATGGCCTCATTCGCATTGAGGCTGCGCGCCTGAACCCGTATTTCAACCTGTATCAGGCGATTGTCGGTAATTCGCGTGAGCAGCTTGTCACCGATTCGAACAAAAAGAATCAGAAGTACGAGCTTGGGCCGAAGTTTGGTGGCCTGAACCCGGTCACGATTTTCTCGTACATGCCGCCGTACATGGCGCTGGTTGCCGATCAGCTTGTTCAGATGCAGACGGGCCTTGGCGGCAAGCCGTGGACGACAAATAGTAATGCGTCGTACAAAATGCTGCCCGTCAGTCCGGTCGGTCCGAAAGACAGGCTTCAGATTATCTGGAACAGCGTATTTCGCCTGTCGCCGTATTACCGGGCGTTGGAGCAGGTTGGCCTTCCGGGTCGCGCTCCGAACACGCCGTTCGGTCCGCTGCGCGGGAAGCAGACGACGGACTCTACGTGGCTTACGCCAAACCCGGTGGAGTATTCCCGTGACGACAGCGATGGGCGTAGTCGCTATCGCTACAACAAGAAGGTCATGCGCGATCAGGCCGAGAATGTGACCGACGCGGTTTCGGAGACTCTGCTGAGTGGTTTCAAGCCGACGGATGGTCGGCCGAAGATTGAGTCGGCGCAGAAGTTTGAGAAAGACACAGCGAAGAAGGGCAAGAAGAAAGCTAAGCGTAAGGGGTCTGGCCCGGCTTTCGGTGGTGGCGGTAGTGGACCCGCGTTCAAGTAAGGAGAATTGTTGTGCCCAAGGGTAGGCCGTGGGATTATGAAGAGAGCGATCCGCGTTATCGCCCAATGACCGATGACATGTCTGAAGACATGCCAGCGAAAGGTGCTTCGAAGAAGGCCATGCTGAAGGAAATGGTCGAGAAGCGCATGGGGAAGAAGGCCGCGAAAAAGCCCTCGAAGAAGCGCAAGATGAAGAAGCGTCCGCCTAAGAAGGCGGTGAAGAAGAATCGTAAGGGTAAGCGTCCTCGTCGTCGTAGCTCTGCTGAGCTTGACGCCGAGTACCGTGAAAGCTTCGGTGGCTGATCCTTTCGGAAGTAACGCAAATAAAGTAACGATCAAGGGGGGTAAGGCCTCCCGGCAGCAGCGGGAAATTCTTGCCCGCGCGCTTCGCTATGCGGACAGGATTAAGGCTCCGTATGCTGCGAAGCAGGCGCTAATTGCCGCGTTGATTGTCGAGTCTGAGGCGAAGAATCTTTCGTCTCCGTCGGCTGACGGCTACGGCTCGTTTGGGGTCCTTCAAGGCCGGACGCAGTATCACAGCCGCAAGAACCTGATGAACCCGGAGTATCAGTTCTCCGTTTTTCTTGGCACGAACAAGAAGTGGAAGAAGGGGTTCACGAGTAAGGGGAACGCGGTCGAGCTTGCCAAGCGCGGGATGAATCCCGGCGACATCGCGCAGACCGTGGAGGGAAGCGCGTATCCGGAGCGTTACGGGCAGGTGATGAACGAGGCGAACAAGATCATTCGCCTGTATCGCGGTGGTGGTGGGGCGGTGAAGGCTCCGAAGGTGGATAAGGGCACGGGCGGTACGCCTGTCGCCGCCGCTTCGAGTGATGCTTCGCCGCCGCTTTCGACGCTGCTTTCGTACGTGAAAAATCGTGGGAAGGGGTCGTCGGTGAAAGACCTTGCGACCGCGATGGTCACCGAGCAGGTCGATACGACGCCTGATACTCCGGCGGTGCCGAAGGCTCCGAAGTCGGGGGGTCAGTCGGCGCCGAAGCAGGCCGGTAGCGGTAAGCCTTCGCAAATCTACGAAATGTTCCATGATCCCGGGTTTAGCTGGGATTCTGGTCGTCGCAGCGGGCCGATTGGTGGCCACAGCGGCCATGTCCATGTCGCCGCTGATAAGCGGCGGGTGGAGTATCTGGGGAAGGTTGCTCAGAGGATGGGCCTGCGTGTCAGCGAGCAGGACAAGTTTGGTGGGCGCCCGAGTGGCGGCCACACGTCAGGCTCGTTTCATTACAAGGGTCAGGCTATTGACGTGTCGGGTGATCCGGCGAAAATGCGCGCCTTCAACAGGTTCGTGAAGAAGGCTTACAAGCTGAGGTAATTATGTGGAAGACCAAGCAGGACATGACAATTATGAAGTCGCCGGATGGTCCGATTGCTCGTGCCCCAAGTAACCGGGAGTACATGCAGGCGATGGCTGAGCGGCGGAAGCTGATGGAGAAGATGGCGAGGCAGAAGCTTTCTGATCGCCAGCGTGAGAAGCGCAAGAGCCGCAAGGGTTTCAAGCCGACTCGTCTCCCGGCGTTTGATAAGCCCGGCGTGGACATCGAGAACCTTCGTCCGTAATGCCCGGACCGGGATACACGTCGCCGAGCACTAGGCGCGGCAAGCAGATGGTGAAAGATTTCGCGCTGCTGATGCACCGCAAGGCGGGCGCGAAGAAAGGGCCGACCGAGAAGGCGTTCAGGGGCGCGCTGAAGCGGGAGGGCAAGATCGTGCTTCGCCCTCCCCGGCGTCCGAGGTAGCTGGTACAAAGTTACCTGTTTGCAGGCAAAAGACATGTTCCGGGGTGTAATCCCTTGACAGGTGTGTTAGGCTCGTGGCCTGCCCCTCCAAGGGCGGGGGCCGAAAGGCCCTCACCGGCCCGGCCAGCGGGAACGGAGGGGTATTGGTGAAGCTCACCGAGGAAGCTTTTCTTCAGGCAATAGCGAAGGTCGATGCCGGAGAGTCGATTCGAAGCGTCGCCGCTCAGGCGGGCGTCGATGAATCAACCCTTCGTCGCCGCCTTAAACGTCGCGGCTTCGGTGCTCCCGATGCTCTGCGTGATGACGTTGTCGATCCGCAGGAAATCCCCGTAATTTTCAGGGACTACTCGTCGCAGCCTCATCATTACGTCTATCCCCTTGGCGACCTGCATAAGGGTTCGGCCAAGCATCAGGGGAGGCGTTGGCGCGAGTGGCTGGGGTATCTGTGCGAGGAGTCTGATCGCTCGCTGCTCAATACCGGCGACAATTTCAACTCCGCGATCATCGGCTCCAAGAGCGACGTGTACGACGAGGTCATGCGCGTTGGTGACGCCAAGCGCGAGCTTCGAGAGGAGCTTCGGCCGCTGGCTGAGCAAGGGCGCGTTGATTTGATGATGCCCGGCAATCACGAGGACCGGATTACCCGAGCCGTTGGTGATTGCCCCGTCCTCGATGTCGCAGAATTTCTCGACATCCCTTATGTCCGGGCTTCGGCGCTGATCGTCTATCAGGTCGGCGACATGAGCTACGAGCTTTATGTCAGGCATGGCACCGGGAACGGGCAGTCGTTGGCGACGCTTCAGAAGTCGGCGTTCACGATCAGCGCGGACGTGTACGTAACCGGGCACACTCACCGGCAGGCCATCACGGCCGATGACTATTTCTACCGGGACGGGGAGAGGTGCGTTCGCCGTCACCGCTACTTCGTCAACAGCGGCTCGTTTGTCGGTTTGGAGAATTACGCGGCGCAGCGTGGGTACGCCCCGACGCGGATTGGGGCGCCGAGGATTTTCCTCGATGGCCGACGCCATGATGTCCATGTCAGCCTCTAAAATGTCACGTAGCAACGTGACTATCGGGAGGCATAATGGAACGAGACAAGGTAATGGAGTGGGACCTGACGGAGGCGGCAGCAAAGACGGTTCGCGTCGCGGTCGATGACAACGGCCATACGCGCCTGACGGCCCCTCCGACTAGGGAGCTAAACGAGTTCGCGGACGCTCGCGCGGGGACTCGCCCAATCCGGCCGGAGGTTCTTGACAACGGCATAACGGAGGCGAGAGAGGAAGCGGCTGATTTCCGCAACTACATCGTATGGCGAATTCTTTACCGCAACGATTCTCCGGAGAACACGGAGAGGCTAGGACAGGCTCTCGGCCACATAATCGCGGCGTACCACCTTCTTTCATTCGTAGAGGCCACTCACGAGTAATGGGCCTCGCCAAACTTTCCCTCGCGCCCCCACGACGCCCATCGTGGGACCGCTTCGCGGTGTCCGGTCTAGCGTCTCCCCGCCTCCTAGCTGGGCTGGTGCGCGCGAGGGAAAGACCCTTTTTCAACATGCTCGAATCATTAGTCCTGAAGGGAGCGGTCGGCTTCCTCTGCATTTTTCCCGCATTTATTTTCGGCGCTTCGATTTCGAACGTCGCTGAGCAGTTCGTCCTCTTTGCGGGGGCGATTACGGCTGCCGCCGTGGTCTGGGCGAAGGTCATCCGCCCGTTGATTCAGGGCGTCAACAAGCTGAACGACGCCTATCAGGCGGCGATCAAAGCTGAGTCGGAAATTTGCGACATCAGGAAAGACATTCACGAAATCAAGGAGAAGCTGAATGGCTCGTAGGCTGAGGCGCCCGTTTGAGCGCGTGAAGAAAGATGTGGTCAATCAGTCGAGCCGGTCGATCCCGAGGCCGGTGCTGATCGTCCTGCACAGCACCGAGGGGCATAACCGCCCGGGGGTTTCTGACCTCATCAACCTTGGTGACTATTTCAACAAGCCTTCCGTGCAAGCGTCCAGTCATGTCGCCGTCGATGCTGAGGGCTTCGCCGCGAAATACGTTGAGGATTACCGCAAGGCTTGGACGTGCGCCGGGTTTAATTCAGCTTCGCTGAACATCGAAATGGTCGGCTTCATGCGCCAGAAGACTTGGCCGAAGAAGCAGGTCAAGAAGACCGCGAAGTACATCGCGTATTGGTCGAAGAAATTCAACATCCCGATTCGTGAGGCTCGCGTGGATGGCGTCACCGGACGCATTCTTCGCAGCGGGGTTATTCGTCACAGTCAGCTTGGCGTCGTCGGTGGTAATCACGGCGACCCGGGTGAGAATTTCCCGTTTGATCGTTGTCTTCGCTACGCGAAGTTCTACCGGGTTCGGGGCTGGCTTTGAAGCGTTACAGCTTCGGGGAGGCCAAGGTTTCCCGCTCGTGGCATTGGCTTCTCACCAACGCTCGTAGGAATGGTTGGCGCGGGTGGGTGAACGGCCCTCGCGGGGGTCTGCGCACGTACGTGATGCAGGCGCAGCTTTATGCCCTGTACCGCTCCGGTCGCGGCGCACCCGCCTTTCCGCCTAACGGCCCGTC